AGGATGTATTTTCGATTCCAATTTACCGTGATAAGCTTAGGGGTTTTTACGGCTTTAGAGGAACGATGGTGATCCGAGTCCAGGTGAATGGTACTAAGTTTCAATCTGGAAGGTTGCTTTTGGTTTTTATCCCTCAGGGTAATGTTGCTAATAGTTATCCTGGGATGAGGTTGCGCTCTTTGAGGGCCGCGACCCAGTTGCCGCGTGTCGAATTAGATTTGGGTACAGAGACTGAGATTATTATGGAGGTTCCGTACGTATCTCCAACACCATATTATAATTTGGCTACGCAGGAAGGTCCCTATGGTAGGGCAGCTCTTTTGGTTTATGAGCCGCTAGCGACCGGGACCGGTTCAGCAGTTGCTGATGTGACTATGTGGATACATTTTAAGGATGTTGAAATGGTTACACCAGCTTTCACTGCTGAAATGGGAGATCGTAGACCAAAGAAAAAGAAAATCAAGAATCCTTCCGAGCAAGAGCTCGAAAAGATGACAGATGGTCCGATTTCAGGAGGTCTCACGATGATGGCGAAAGCAGCTAGTTCTTTCGCTAAGGTACCGCTTCTTACAAACTTGGCAGGACCCGCCAGCTGGGCATTGAATTGCATGGCTGGGGTAGCCTCCGCTTTTGGATACTCGAAGCCTACGAGTGAAGAAGCTACTACCAAAAATTTTATTTCGTTTGGTCACAATTTGCAAAATCACAACGGAGTTGATAATTTTCCAAATATGGGGCTTGAAGCGTCTAACAAACTTTCTATTATGCCAGGTTTTGCTGGTACAGAAGTTGACGAGATGTCATTGAACCATTTGTTGCAAATTCCGTCGTATGTTGCTAGGTTCGCATGGACCACATCAAATCCAGCTGATACAGTATTGTGGAATGTTGTTCCTTCTCCACAGTTGTTGAGGAGCAGCTCCATTGTTAATTTTTGGAGCACGTGGGATTTGACACCGCTTGATTATTTTTCGAGTTTGTTTGCTTTTTGGCGCGGTTCTTTTGTTGTCACGCTCAAATTTGTAAAGACTCAATATCATAGCGGTCGTCTTTTGATCGCATGGTCTCCGGCTGGAGATTTTACTGTTGATCAATCATCATATGTTTTGAGAGAAATTGTTGATTTACGCGAGACTAATGAGGTTAGATTTGTTATCCCATATGTCTCGACGTCGCAGTATCTTCCAACTTCAGATTTGTCTGAGGATAATGGTGGGATAGGAAGGCTTAAGATTTTCGTCTTGAACGAACTCGTTTGTCCCGATTCTGTCTCATCAACAGTTGGAGTTATTGCCGAATTTTCTGGAGGTCCAGATTTTGAAGTTATGTGTCCACGTCCCTTCAATCGAGCCCCGCTTATTGTTAACACATGGCAGGCACAAATGGGTGATGTTGTACCAGCTTCTAGTCGATCAGAAAATCCAAATATGAATCAGGGTTTGATTTCTCTCGGTTCTTCAATTATTGACGAACAGAGTCTCGAGCCGGCGTTGTATTGTGTCGGAGAGAGGTGCAATTCAATTCTCCAACTTTTGAAGAGGTATTGCCGCTTGAGAGTTTTTGATCTTTTGAACCCAATATATGGTGTTGATATTAGACCATTCGTTA